TTGTGCAGCCGGAGGTTCTTTTCCGCGAGCGCTTTTGCTTCGGCTCCGCTCTCCACTTTTGCGTGGATTTCCAACTGCTGGTTGGTCGCTTCGTCCTCGTTGTAATCCTCTGTTTTTGCGATACCCTGAATACACTTGCCGGTTTTGGGTTCGGCATAGCGCACCCGGCAGGAGGAATATTGGGAATCCGCCGCGCCTGTATTCAGAACCTTTTTATCCACATAATCCACTGTTGCGGGGTGGAAAGGCAGTGTCGGGTAGTATTCCTCCGTGTTGTCGCGCGGCAGTGTATTGTCCCGCACAAACCGGACTGTCGCGGGGTGAAAATCCCCCTCTGGGAAATATTCCGCTTCATTGTCCCTCGGCAGCGTCTTTTCCCGTAAATACTGCACCGTGACAGGGTGGTAATTTCCTGTCGGCACATAAACATCATCGTTATCCCGCGGCAGCGTGTGCGCCCGCAGATATTCCACCGTCACAGGCTGGTAAGGTCCCTCCGGCGTGTATGGCGTTTCGTTGTCCTTCGTCAGCACGTTCCCGCCGTTCCAGTTCTCAATATCCTCCTGCCTGATTTCGTCCAGTAAAGCCTTGTTTTCGTGGGTATGCCGCGCCTCCGCGTTTTCGCGTACTTTTTCCTTTTCTTCATCGCTGTAATTGTTGTCGGAAAGCACTTTTTCCTCCGTTTCGCTCCCCGTCCGCTTTTCGCGGTCTATCTTCCTGTCCAAAGCCTGCTGTACCGCCGTTGATATGGGCTTGTCCGCATCCGGCGTAATGTCCAAATCCGCCAGCGCGTCCACAAACTGATTGAATTTCGGCGTGATTACGTCCTTTGCAAGCTGGTCGAATACCGCTTTTGCTTCGTCCTCCGGCAGCTCCATGGGGTTGCTCTGTGCGCTCACGCCCTTCCCCGTAAAGTCCTCCGGCGTAATTTTATATAAATCCGCGTCCATGCTTTTCCTCCTTCTATATTTGGAATCCGCAGGGCGGGCTTTGCCCGTCCGAGGAAAACAGCAGGTTTCAAGGCATAGCCGCTGGAACCTGTCTGTTTATTCCTCTGTCCTCCAACGCAAAGGCTTGAACGTAGTGAGCCTTTGCGTTAAATCCCTAGTCCAGATATACCTTTGCCGTTTCCAAAACCTTCCCAAACTCCGGACACTGCGGATTTCTGCACTTATATGTCAGTTCATAAAATGCCCGCGTCCCTGTATCGGGGCTTTCGTCCCCCTCAAAGCAGAGTTTTTTGTCCGCAATCATCGCTTCCAGCCCGCAGCCTTTACATTGCATTGTTCAAACCTCCCATCATATCCATCTTTCCCATGTCAAAGTCCGTTTCCGCCTGCGGCTGTCCCATGCCCGCCGCGCCAGGCGGCATCTGCATCTGTGCCTGCTGCTCCATCATCTGCCTGCGCTGTTCCAGTTGTTCCTTGATTTCTGCCGCATAGGGGTAATGCTGTCCCGCCATCATGCCCCAGAACAGTATCAGCGTTTCAATGTCAGCAGGGTCGCCGAAAGCCCCCGTCTGGAGGTTCATGCGTATCTCCTGCCACATCGCTTCGCGGTTCCCCGCCAGACTGCTGCTGTTGTCCACGCTGAAAAGGAAATCATCTATCCAGTACCATTCTCCGGCATCATCCTGTGCCAGATAGTCGTATTTGTTAAATTCTGAATAGCTGGTACTTCCGTCCACATTTTTGTGACGCACCGCCCGCGGCTCATCGGAATAGGCAAGCAGGAACCGGAACATCACCGCGTACAGGTCCGCATACATGGCATTTTTCATGATACGCTTGCTTTCCAGCCTGCCCGCGCTCTGCGCTACGGCAATCTGCTTCGCTGTTCCGCTTGTCGCCGTCCTGTCCGGTCTGCCCTGAAAGCTGTCCGTAATGCCGAGGATATTGCGCGCCTGCTGGTAGTTGGAATCAGACACAGCCTGGTCCTGCCCTGTATCTACCTGCAAATTCACCAGCCGGAAACAGGAAAGCTCATCCGGCGTTTCAACCTCAATAACCTTAAACTGCCCGTCATGGTAGGGCATTTTCGTGCGCTTGCTCTTCATGAGTACGCTCCCGCCTGTGTCCAGCTTTTCCTGCACGCGGGTGTCGCATTTTTTAATCATGTTCTGCTGGTCGGCAATCTTGTCCACATCACTGTCGCCCAGCGGTTTTCCCCACGCGCTGACGTTCCGCCGCACGACAATCGGGTAAACATCCGGCTTGTAGTAGTGTATCCGCGTTGGTTCCATCTGCGGCATCATGGCAGGCAAACCGCCCATTTGCGGCATAATCTGCTGGTCTGCACCCATGCCCGCATACTGAGGGATAATGCTCCCGTCACTTCTCGCAATATCCTCATACAGCGTGAAACTGTCCGCGCTCCGGCTTTCCGCTTTCCGGCTCCCACAGGAAGGACAAGCCGCCGCGCCCTCCTGCCATTCCGCGCCGCAGTCCGCGCATTTCTTTGCCCGCCTTGCCTGGTAGTCCTCCAAATCCTCCAGCACAACGTCATTGACCCATGTAAAACGCCCAATTCCGCCCTTATCGTTGCGGAAATAGCCGAAATGCACCGTCACTATATCGTCAGATACGCCCGTTCCGCCCCTGCTGGCAGGGTCGCTCTCCGTTTCGTTTTCTACGCTGACATGGTATTTCGCGTAAACATGCTTTTTCGTCATGCCCATATTGACAATAACAAAGTCCATATCATTTATGTCCTTTACCCCGTCCTGGAATATGACCTGCCTCGGGTGGAGGATGCTCACGCAAAGCTCGCCCCGCGTCTGGTGGGTGTGCCGTTCGCTGTCCCATTCCACAAGGAATACGCTGCCGCCCTGTACAGGGGAAATCCTTTCGTCCATATCGTTCATCATTTCAAATGGCTGCCTGTCCGTTTCGTTGCACAGGTAATCCTCAAGCGTTTTCGCAAGCCCTTCGTATTCCTGCCGCCTTGCCGTTACCTTCGGCAGCGGGAAAGAGCTGTCTACCTGTGCCTCTATCAGCTCCGCAACGATGTTCCGCACGCCGCTTGCCTTGTCAGGCGGCTTTTTCCCTCGTTTTTTCCCTGCTGCGGCAGGCGTGGCTTCAATGTCCCGTGTTCCGTTGTACAGTTTCGCCCGCTGATCCATTCTGGTAAATTCTTCGGCAAGCGCGGCTTCATTTTTCCTGAGCCGCTCGTTCCATATGTCAATCTTCATGGCCGCTTTTGGCAGCTGTGCAGCAAGGCTCTGCCCTGCCGTTTTGCCGTCATGGCCGCTTTTGGCGGCTGTTCAGCAAGGCTTTGCCCTGCCTTTTTGCCGTTCTTTTTTTTCTGCAATTGTTATCCTCCTTCCTTTGCGTTAGGGCTTTAGCCCTTATAATTGCCGTTTTCCGTATACTCTAACGACAACATGTAAATCCCGAACGGTTCGTTGTACCGCTCATTCCGCAAACTGAACGCCACCTTGTCAACCTTCTTGATTTTTATTTTCGTCCCCATCGTGCGGGGCGTATCGTCCGTTGAAAAGTTTATCAATTCAAAATTGATATGCGTAAAATCAAAGTACATCGCCCGCGCGCCGCTGTTGAAAATCTCTCCCCAAACGCCTTTGATTTGCGCATAGACGCTCACGCCCGTTGCAATGGCAGGCGCAAGCATCACGTCCACGCGCCGGAAGTTCTTATTCTTGTAGAACAGTTTGCCCATCAGCTCCGGCGTGTCCCATCTGGCGGGTATCGCCGCGCCGTCATCGTTATAGCTTTTCTGGTTGGTTACATCGTCATAAAAACGGAATGTGTTCCCCTTCTCATCGCCGAAGCAGAGCCGTCCCTCCGCGTCCTCCCAGAACACCCGCGCGGGGACGTTCTCCCAGAAGTAGCATTCATACTGGAAATGGCTGTAAGGGCTGTTTTTCTCATACTGCTTTTGCAGCCCGTCCAGAAGGTAAACCCGCCCTTTGCCTGTGGAAAGCAGGTAAAAATCCCGCCATACGAACGCGAAGCTGTCCGCAAGGTCTTTTTCCGCCGCCAGTGCGTTGTTGATGAAAAAGCTCCTGTTCTGGCTGTATTTCTCGCCCGTCAGGTCTGCCGCTGTGATAGCCATAACGCCAACGTCCGTTAGGAACAGCGGTTCACTGCCCAGATAGCCGAACGCGTATTTTCCCAGCGCGCCCCTGCCGGAGAGCGTCCCCACAATGGGGAATACCGCCGTTTCCGTAGTGCTTTTGCCGTCCGCGCTTGCCTGCGTCTGTATCTCGCCCTTGCGCAGTATCACGTTGCGCCCTTCCTCGGCGATGTTCTTATGTACGGCAAGGCGGTCGTTGATAATGCTGTACCCGACAATTGCGCTGCCGTCCTGCCCTAAGACGCTGTACCAGAGGTCGCCCCAGAAAAAACCGTCCGCCATCCGGCAGTACCAGTCCTGGTTGGGGAAGTCAGGGTTTCCGCTGATGAACATCCTGTCCATGCTGCCGTTTACGCCGAACAGTGAAACGATGCAGCATTTGTTGATTTTGTCCGCGTAGCCCTTCCGCGTTTTCGCCGCCGTAATCTCCACATTGTCATAGCCTTTTACCGGGCTGTTCCCCGGTGCGGTTTTGAAAGTGACGGTTCCCGCTTTCCTGTCTACTGTGAAATCCGACCCTTCCTTTTTGTCCGTCCATTCGCCCTCTTTTGTCATGATGCGGACCTCCACCTCGTCAGCGTCCAGGTCCTTTGTCGTAAGCTGATAAACTGTCGCACTCCCGTTGCTCAAAAAACTTTCTTTCCATTTCCGTCCCAAAAGGTTCAGCGGTTCCAGCGTTTCACCGCCGCCGCTGGGGTTTCTGGAAACAATGATTGTTGGGATATACGCAGCATCTTCCAGCGTTTTTACCATAAATTCTTTTTCCGGCTTTTCCTCTTTTTCTGCGTCGCCGTCCGCCGCTGTTTTTTCCGGTGTTTCCTCTGTTTTTTCTTTTTCAAATTCGCCGTAACAGAGGGCTTTTTTCCCATCGAATATGAACAGCTTGCCGTAAAACTGCCTGCCACAGCTCCGCTCATCTGCCATACCTTCATAGATTTTTTGACTGTCTAAATATAACGCAGTCCCCGCATGAACCAATATTTTTTCAACCATTTTAGGAGGGCTGGGTGTCTGCCCGTCCCCCTCTGGTGTTTCAGGGGTTCCGCCGCCGCTGTCTGGATTTTCCGGTGTTCCTTCCCTGCTCTCCGGCTTTTCCGGTGTTTCTCCGCCGCCCTCCGGTTTTTCTGTGCTTTCGCTGTCCGCCTCTTTGTCCGGTACAGACACCAACAGACGATGGACGCCGTTAATCCTTCCTCCATATGTTCCCGTCTTTTCATAGCCCTGCCGCTTGCGTACCTTCCCCGGAACATCGCGCATCATGTTCGGTGCGTTCGGGCTTCTTGTAACTGCCACGTTGGAAGGGGAAGAATTTAAGTCCACGCCCTTAAATTCATCAATCTTTACTACGCTCCGCGCAGGGCTGGAAGGGATTGAAAATCTGCCCATCAGTCGCTCCTTTCTGTCGCTTAACAAAAAGGCTCACTTCGTTCAAGCCTTTTTGTTGTTATCGTTGGTATGAACAGATACGTTCCGGCGGCGTTTTACGCCTTGAAACGTCCTGTTCTCCTCAAGCAGGGAAACCCCGCTTTGCGGATTTCACTCAGGGCTTGCAGCCCTGAAACCCTGCCAGGTTACTGCATATAGTTGTGCAGGGTTTTGTTATTGGGGTGCAGGGGGCGTTTAGCCCCCGCCTTTATTCCGCAGGCGGAATTCATTTCCGGCGAGGAAAAACAGCAGGTTTCGAGGCGCAGCCGCTGGAACCTGTCTGTTTATTCCTCTGTCCCCCAACGCAAAGGCTTGAACACAGTGAGCCTTTGCGTTATTTAGTACCAGCCCTTTTGGCTGTAAAACCCTCCGCCATTGCCATTGTTCCGGCTGTCTGCCGTCCTGCCGCTCTGTTTCAGTTCTTCCAGCCATGTCATAAATTCATTCATGTATATCTGGGCTATGCTGATGTCATCGTCCTTGTAAAGCTGCCCCGCCATATAGAGCGCGATCATGCTTGCCTCCTCCGGGTGCAGTTCAATCACAGTATTCCCCGGCATTTCCTTCGTTACCTTCGGCGGGTATGCGTTGTACCATATGCGGAATGTCCCGCCCGCTCCTTCCGGCAGAAGCAGAACGCCCGCACCTTCCGTCCGGTAATCCTGATACAGCCCATAGTCATCCACACCGCCGTGATAGATCTCCTCCAAACTGTAAAAATCCGGCGCAATCTTTTTCAGGTCGTATCCGTTCCAGCCGCCTATGCTGAAATCCGGTTTCCTCCTGTCTATGCAGTCAAAATCCAGTGTCACGCACTTTCGCAAGTACCGCCCTGCCGTTGTAAGAATCAGCATTGCTTCATTCGCGGCGGCAGGCATACTCTTGATGTACTGTTGTGTGTTGCTGTCCTGCGTCAGCGTGTCGCCCTTTATTTCAAAAATCTTTTGCAGGCAGGTAATGCGCAGGTCGTCCCAAGTCATGTATAGTCCGCCTCTCTTTCGTTTGCGAAACCGCGGAAGGGTTCGGGAAACGAAACGTTTCCCGAATAAAATCCGCAGAAGGGGCTTTGCTCCTTCGAGGAAAACAGCCGTGCGGTCGCTTCGCGACTGCCGGCCAACAGCAGGCGTAGCCTGCCATACGGCGCGTTTCAAGCGGTTTCACCGCGCCGGAACGCGTCTGTTTCCACCTTTGCATTACGCGAGGGTGATTCCCTCCGTAAAGCCCTCCCCGCAAAGCGCGATCCCGCGCCAGTTGTTGAACCCTGCCGCAAATCTCGCCCTGCCGCTGAATACATTCGCGTCTGTGTTGTTGTCGATGTAGCTGCGTACTGCCAGCGGTACCCTGTCAATCCAGGGCAGGCACATATAATCCTGCAAAAACTGGCTGTCCGCCATGAAGAAATACGGCTTTCCGTTCAGCGTTGCGGGCAGGTAATTCCATACCAGCACATTCCAAAGCCCGACCTGAAAATTCCACGCATTATTACTGCTGTCAGGGTCAAGCTCCGAACCGACCGCCGCAAATACCGCTCGTTTCAGCGCGCCGGAATTGGGAATGATAATCGTATCCGGCATCACGTTCAGCAGGTTCCCGTCATCGTCCGTAAATTTCTGCATCATTTCCTGCATCGTATCCATCACGCCCTGGCTGAACGCCGCCTTGAACAGATTGCTCTGCGTCAGCTTGCTCCCCTTTGTCGCGCTGGGGTGCGCCGCGTTAAACAGCGCGGTCTTGTCCGCACAGGTCGCGTCATACGTCTTGCCGCCGAATGTAATCATCTTTTGCGTGCCAAGAGCCAGAAGCCCCGCGCCGTATTTTTCACGCGTCCTGTTGTAGGAAAGCGTAAACTGCTTGACGCGGCTCTTGATTTTACCGATTTTCGCGTCCTCAATCATTTCCTGTGTCACCGCAAACTGGGATTTCCATGTATCCGGCTCAATAACCTTCGCAAAACCTTCCTGAAATCCCGTCACAGGGTAAGCCCCGTTTTCCCCTACGGGCGAAAAGTCGCCCAGCGCGGTTTCAATGGTGTATTTCTCCGAATGGTTCTTACTTTTGTCCATGTAAAACAGCTTGTCAATCAGGCTCTTTTCCTGAAAACTTTCTACCGCCTGCATGATGATTGCCTTAATAGGCTCCTGGCTTTTGCCGAAAATCGAATCATTCACGCCGCTTGATTTGCTGAAAATAATTCCCGCCATGCTCATTCACTCCTTTTCTCGCTCTAAGTCGGGGTTCTCAGGCTTTGCCTTCAAGCCCCCGACTTGTTTTCCGTTTGTATGAACAGATACGTTCCGCTATTTATGCCGTTGCCATTTCTACAAATTTCCCTGTTGCCGTTTGTGCCGTTTCGTCAACGCCCAGCACTTCAAACGCCCCGCCTGCCGTTGCTGTGACCTGCAATCCATCTGTATGCAGCGTAACCTTTGCGCCGACCGCGGGCTTTGCCGTATATTCCGCTTCAAATACGGTTGTCTTATGTACCGGAAA